TATTAGAAGTCTCTAGCCAGCTATAATATTCTTTGACAAATTCAATAAAATTAGCACCATCCTCTTTGTAGAACTGAGGAAAGTGGTTCTGTACTAAAAAACTGATACTATCTTCTATTTGTTTCATGGTCTAGATGGAGTAGCTGTAACGTTGATACTTTCTGTGTTTATTGCAAGAATGTATTTAAGAGTCGACTCAAAATCAGTATTGACAAGTTTAGCAAACAGTTTGATACCATTTCCTGTGAAACTGGACACATTTAAATTGTTTATTGAAATTGCACCAGTGGTGTAGTCTATTGTTCCAACTTTTAATACTTCAATATGGGCAGTGTCAGTAACTCGAACAATTCTAATACTACCTGCGCCATCGTCTTCCAATTGACACTTCAAACCACCATATACAAAATTGGTTGAGTATATTCCCCTGTCCGTTGTGATATCGTGAGATTTTGATGTAGGAGTTGTTATTAATACCTCTGAGTTGAATGAAAGGCTATACTCATTGTTTGTATTAAGAGTTGGGGAAAGAAGGAAATAAGGTCTGCAAACAGTATCATTGTTAATGATTGAACTATCTGCAGCATCTATGTAAGATACAAAATTACTAAATCTAAACTTGGCATTAAAGTCGTTAAGGTATGTGTTATTGAAATCAATAATGGACTGTGTAACGATTGTTTTGATCTCTTGTGCAGATAAAGTGGTGCTGGTATAGTCGTATTTAACATCCGTTTCAATGCTAAGATATACAAAATCTGGATCGACGATTTCAACAGTTATCCCTAGTGGAACCTTATCTTGAAGATAGCTTTTGTATAGATTTTTGTTTACATCAGGAACCCCATCGGAGTCAGTAATATCAACAGAGACAAAAACTTTACCATACTGTGGGGGATCTTCCTTCTCACCTCCAAACACAGAGATTGCCTGGATCTCAGGGAACTCTCTGGTTAAAAGAGTTCTATAGTCACTCTCAGTAACTGCTCTTTCCTGTGACTGAAAACTTCTAGGAGCATTATATTTAATTGATTGGATGGATTCCGGAATAGAACCGTTGATAGCTTCACGATTAAGTGTAACTGATACATCCGAGTGGCCATCAATACTACTATTGTTTACAAAAGTGTCAGCTCCATTAGGAAGCTCACCATTACATACCCTGTAGGTCACTTCGATGACCGCACCATCAAGTGGGGATCTACCAGATGTGTTATCCCCAAACACAATCTCATACTGCTCTGATTCAGCTGCTTGAACAAAGAATATATTTGAATTTGGAGTCAGTCCAAACATAGAGTACGACTGTACAAACGTAGATACATCAGCTCCACTGTTTTCAGTAACTGTAATTTCTACGCTACTAGTATCGACATTTGGATTTGTCAAAACAAATCTTTGGCTATCTACAGTACCGTTTTTAACAAACGTATCTGTTACATAAACACCCTCATACAATGTAATACTATTAGCATAGAAAACACCACTATTACTTGTGGTGATCACTACACTCTCATTTGTAACAAAATTATACGTGTTGGAACCCACTCTAGATGTAAACGATGTTTTAGATGGAATCTCAACAGAGTCCACTGTAGTTGATGGAGTTATGGATATGTTGACATTAGCATAGGCTGATCTGAATGATCTTGGCAAATAGTTCAACTCTTTTGCATGAGAAACCACACTATCACGCAACTGAGCGGTGTCTAAGAACATCTCACTAGCCACCATGTTAAGGTAGAAAGTATTTAAATAAGAGTTGTATGCTAGTACATCTAAAAGAACATTGATGTTGGATCCATCGAAATTGTAATCCCTATATCTTGCTTGTGAGGCAAGATGATCTTTGAAAGAAGTCTTTAATGCATTAAAATCTAGGTCAACTAGATTGATCGATGAATTTGCCATTTTATCTTATTCTCGAGAGGAGGAAGCTTAATGTGAAGGTTTCAGGTCTATTTATTATGGTAAAATACAGATCGAGATTCACGGCATTATCATCCGGTCTACCATCCACTATCACTTTTTGTACACGTACCCTTGGTTCAAAGTTCTGTATAGCTGTTTTCACCTCTGTTTCTATTGCTTTCTGAGTAAACCTGGTATAATTCTCAAAAAGAATAGAGGTGATATTACACCCAAACTCCGGAAAGAAAGGACGCTCACCTTTACGAGTTAAAACAATATTTCTCAATGAGGTGTATATTGATTCCTCATTGGTGATTCTGGCAAGATCGCCAGTACCAAAGTTTTTATCTAAGTTAGTACGAAAATCACTGTATCTTTCATTATACAGTGAAGTGTTTGTAAATTTGTCTGCGTAAGCTACTGCCATTTAGTTTCCTATGAAAACTGTTCCGGAGCCACCAGCAATCGGCTGACTTCCAGCATTATCGTCGTTAGTAACAAGGTCTCCTGTCCTAGCTGCACCCTTGCTTCCGTTATTAAGATTTATTGTATCGCCATTTATTGTTATGGCACCATCAACATTGAGAGAATAAGATCCACTAACATGGGTCGACATATTACCCTTGACGTACATATTAACATTTCCACCAACATATACATTATTGTTACTGGTGCTGATATCGAACGTATTTCTTGTTGATTTGAGGATAACATCTCCACTCATGTTAACTTCAACATAAGTGCCCGTTTTGTGCATGATATGAATACGCTCTTTAGAGGGGGTATCATCAATCTCTATAAGATGACCAGACTCTGTTCGTATTGCTTTGTTGTAAGGATATTTAGCTGCGTATGGGGAGGCTGGTTCTCCAGGAAAAGGTAATGCCGCTTGTATTTTTTTGTTATCCTTTAGCGCTCCAACAGAATTCTCACCTAAAGATGGTTTTGGTAGTTCACTTACCTCATTGGAACCAAACAGACCAGCTAGGGAACCAAGTATCACTGGTATCTGACAGTCATTACCATCAGCAAAAAATCCAAATACTGTGGATCCTACCATCAAACCAACAGCACTGATTCCAACACCATCCTTAACCTTATCGCTGATGATGCCAGCACTCATTATTGAAGACACTGGAGTGGCCCACGGCAAGTGTGTAGTTGGAACATTTACCGTATCCGGCTTACCATCGTTAGTGAATGGGTGTACGTTGTAAATTCTTACGCGAACACGCCCAATCTTTTTTGGATCTTCTCTGTCCTCAACTTTTCCAAAAAACCACCTGAAACCTTCTTCTCCGAGATAAGCTGTAGTCATGTACTCAATTCCCCTCTACCATATCTAATTAACTCAAGATGAGTATCATATTTAGAGTCTACTAATATATTAATTGAGTGTCGTACAGATGACACCAGATATTTGCCACTATCAACTTCATTGGTTTCTTTACCGTTAAATAACGCTTGATGTCTTGGGAGAGAGAGATTTATAATACTACCAGCCGTTATCTTAGTATTACCAGGAATGTCAACATATGTTTTTTGCTGTGTTAGAAGATTGCTGTAGCTGTATTTTTCGGCCAACGAATCGTACATAAAATTATTTGTTGGGTTGGTCGTATCTTTGTACTTGGCAAAAGGAATTAAAAATCCCTTGCCTGTAAACGGAGAATACTCTTCATTAATTTTGTTTGTCAATAATGAATTGGATCCACCAGCAAAGTCTATCACCGAATTGTTTTTTGGTGTGTTTGAGTACACTCTGCGTCTGTATGCTTTAGTGTTTAAATCAAAATCAGATATGACGCAGTTGAGACCACCTTCATCTAAGAGAGCTGCTACATCAACTGGAGTACTCACTGTATAGTTTGCAAAAAGCTTATGAGCGTTAATATCTGAAATTGTTCCCTCTGAACCTTTTACGTTAGTTGATATTCCCTCACGCTGGAAAAACGTTTGTACTTCTGACGATCCTGCTCCACCACTATTAAACAATGCTTCAACAGTCGTGAAAAAATATCCCTTGTTATTTTCAAAGAAAAGTACTGGTGTTGACACATCTTTAGCTGACACCGACCGCTGACGTATAAACGAGATTGCTGTAAATGGATTTAAATACGGAATCACTACAACGGGAAGATCCTTTGTAGGCTCCACAAAAATCTTGTTCTTTGTTCCAAGAACTCCACCTAAGATATCTTCGACTATATTTTTTGTAGATGTACTATAACTTTTAGCAACTGTCTTAGCAGAATTTAAAATATACTCACTACTATACATTCTCATCACATAACTCTTACTACGTAAGTTCTCAGTAG